AATATATATCAAAGAATAGGTGGCGAGTTACAAGGTGATATCAGATCTATGATAAACCAACTCAAAGCTATGGATCCAAATGTTGGCACTATCGCAGTAACTAAGTTTGGACAAAAAAGAGTATTTGATTCCTTAAAACAAATGTTAGCTGTAAGAAATAAATTATCAGAAATAGCAGGAGAGGCTGGAGACAAAAACGCTATTGAGTTGATCAAAGCTATTGATAATACTTTAGAGAACCCAATACAAGGTGGCACATCGTTTTTAAAATATTTGAAAGAAGCTAGACAGTTAACAAAAGATAAATCTGATATTGTTAATTACACTAGTCTGGCACAACTGTTTGACCGTCAAGGTAATATAAATATTAGTAAAACTATGGACGGTATTTTTGATGGTAAAACAAATGCTGAAGATATTAATCTACTTGTAAAATTTATGAATGTTGCATCAGGTGTGAATGAAAGAACTGGTAAACGAATTATACAAAAAAATACTGCTGACATGATGAAAACATTGCAAGATGGTTTTGTGCAATACATTTTACAGCAAAAAGATAATGCTGGAAAAGTTATCTCTGATTTAAAAATAGATAAAAAAGGCTTATATGAAAAACTCATACCACACGCCCCAACAAGAGAGGCATTAGAAAAATTAGCATTAAAACAATCACAACTTAGTCAAAGTGGTGCAGTAAAAGCTCTAAAACAAAGTATGGATGCAGATGAAGCAACTTTTAAATTGTTAGCAGGATCAACAGCTAAAGAAATAAAGGATCAAATCGCCGCAAGAGGTGGTATGAATGGTAAACTCGCTAATGATTTAAGAAGAGCTATACTAAATAAAATAATGACTAAGAGTGGTATTTTAGATCAAGCAGAAGGTTCAGGTGAGCTATTACTTAATACTCCTATGTTTTCAAAAGCTTTAACTGAAATAGAAGGTGGTGTCGGTGAGTTTGCACAATTTAGATCTTTATTTCCAAAAAAATATGTAAAAGCTTTACAAGATAGAAGACTATATTCTTTCTTTGTTACTGGTGGTACAAAACCAGACTCAGGTGCTGACATCGCAACTGGTGCTGTTGTTGGACAGTTAAGGCAAGGTAGACCGATTGAGTTTGCAAAAACCATGTTTATTAGTACAGCTCTTTCAAAATTTTTATCAAAAGCTCCAAGTGTAGAACAATTACAAAGAATACATGATACACAACCTTTGTTTGGTAGACGTGATAAAGTATTAGGTGCTATGACGGCAATGTTAACAAGTATGGAAAGAGAGTTAGGGCTTGACTTTTTACCTTTAACACCTGAAACTGGCTCACAAGAAGACTTAGGTACTGAAGTTGAAAGAACTGGTAAATCACCAGAGATGGGTGATAAATTAAGTCAAAACACAATTACACCAAATACATTAAACCTGAATCTTCCCACGGTGTCAGGTGGTGGTTCTGTTGGTAGTCCTCCATCTAACACGAACTTTGCCTCTCTTTTTCCATTTGACACTACGGGAAGTGCCATATCAAGTAGAGCAGGAATAGGCGGATTAGTATGAACATAGACAAATTACAAGAAGAATTAAAACGAGATGAAGGTTGTGTCAACGCCATATACCTTGACCATTTAAATCTACCGACTTGTGGTATAGGTCATCTAATCACAGAGTGGGATGAGGAGCATGGCAAACCAGTAGGCACAGAAATATCAGAAGAAAGAGTAAATGATTTATTCAAAAAAGATATAAAAGTTACATTAGAAGAATGTAGGGTTTTGTATGAAAACTTTGATGATCTACCTGAAGAAGCACAACTCATATTAGCAAACATGATGTTTAATATGGGTAGACCAAGACTCAGTAAATTTAAGAAGATGAATAAAGCTATTGCTGAGGAAGATTGGATTGAAGCCTCATTACAAATGGAAGACTCTAAGTGGTATCGTCAAGTAACCAATCGTGCAGAACGATTAGTAGAAAGAATGTCTAATCTACAAAAGTTCCCAATAGGTTAAGCGGAGGGTGTCATGGATCCAGCAACCATTGGAGTAGCCATCACAGCCGCGAACACAGCATTCAATGCGATTAAGCGTGGTTTTCAGGCTGGACGTGAAATAGAATCTATGGGTAAAGATCTTAGTCGTTGGATGACGGCTATAAGTGATATAGACAATGTAGAAAAATCCGCTAAAAAAGCATCTCCGTTAATGAAATTATTTAAGGGTGAAGAAATACAAGCAAGTGCGATTGAAGCATTTACTGCAAAAAAGAAATTAGAGGCACAAAGACAAGAACTCAAAACTTTTATTAACTTTTATCACGGTCCTAATTCTTGGAATGAAATATTACAAATGGAAGCTGATATAAGATTACAACGAAAAAAAGAAATATATGATAGACAGCAATTTATTAGAAAAATTTGGGAAGTAATAGGTTGGATATTTTTGGCTTGTACAGTCGTTGGGTTTTTATTCGCATTAGCTTGGATTTATAAGGAAAGTAGATGAAAGCAAAACAATTACAAAAAAAGTCTAAATATGCTGAATATGATATTGATGGTGATGGTGTAGTATCTGATGAAGAAATTAGTCACATAAAAGAAATTAAAGAAACAGAAACTAAGTTAAGGAAAAATCTAGCACAATTACGCATGGCAAGATACACATTAATCGGTATGGGCGTGTTTACCTTAGCTATGTTTCTAGTTCCTATTGAAAGAGTAGAAGCTTTAGCTGATATTAGCAATTTATTCTATATTTCTGGAGCTGGAATAGTGGGAACTTATATGGGGACTACTGCGTACATGACCAAGAATGGGAAGTAATTTAGGGGTACAAACATACACGGAACCCTTGCTCTCATGACTGTATCGAGCTTATACGGAGTCATTTTTTTACTAAACTATCCAATCTGTAACATTTTCCTGTAAAACAACACTTGCTATGTCAATTTTACTTCTTAAGGCTTGTAGCACTTTTTCGTCTACTGTTTTCTCTGCAATAATGTCTATGTATGTTACTTTATTCACTTGACCAATACGATGTGCTCGGTCTTCACTTTGTAACCTAACCTCAAGGTCATAACTGTTACTATAATATATCACGGTAGATGCTTGGGTAAGTGTAAGACCATAACCACCAGTTCTAGGTTGTCCTACAAAAAACCTTACTGGGCTATCTGGGTTTTGGAAAGATGACATAGCATAGTCTCTTTGTTCAGTGCTAGTAGCACCGTAATAAGATACTACACTATCCTCGCCATACATTTTTGTTAGCAACTCTACAATGCTTTCAATATCGTGTGTAAAGTTAGCCCATATAATAGCTTTGCCATCTATTTCCTCAACAACTGCTTCTAACTCTTTTATTTTAGCTGATGAAAAAGTTTTTATTGTGCCATCATCTAATTTTACATGTCCAGAACAAACTTGTTGTAGCCTGAGTAATTGTGTCAATATTGTGGTAGGTGTGACTGTACCCTCTTCACATATACCAAGTGCTATCTTTTTTAAGTCGCTGTACATTTTAGCTTGTTCTGGTGTAAGTTCCACAACTCGCTTTGTATATACTTTGTCTGGCAAGTCCAAACAATCTTGCTTTCTAACTCTGTAACTAAAATTATCTAACAATCCATTTAACTCCTTTAGGTTTTTATATCCCACGATTTGGTTAAAACTATATGAACCTAAGTTACGTCTTTTAATTATTGCGTACTCATATTGAAAACTATAAAAGCTTTTGTGACCAAGTAACTCTGGGTTTAAAAATTCACATTGCGTGTACAAATCCATAGGGCTTTTTGTTATTGGACTACCAGTCATAATTCTACGATACTTTGCCATTTTACCAAGCTTCACTATGGACTTAGTGCGTTTAGCATTTTTACTTTTTATTGTAGTGCTTTCATCTATAGCCATAAGTGTGCTATGAGCCAACAAAAACTTTTCTGCTACTTCCACACCTTTGCGTGTGCTAAACGCCTCAATATTCATTAAGAATATTTTTAAATTGTAATTATCCTCAAACAACTTTTTCCAAGTCGTTAAAAACTTTTGTGTGTGATTAGGTTGCCATATACATATGTCTGCTAACACATGGTCTGGCATATGGGTAGGTATCTCATTACTAGACCAGTTTCTATATACACCTTTTGGTGCGATAATAAGAACACCACCTATATAACCTTTGTCATACAGCACACTAAAATTATCTATCAAGACCTTAGACTTACCAGTTCCCATATCCATAAAATATGCAAACTCACCTAAGTTCCAACCTTTCCTAAGAGCAGTTAGTTGGTGCTCATAGGGAGGCATCTTAAATTTATATTTCATTACCTTAACTTTCTAACTTTACTATATACAAAGTGTTTTAAAAATTTAAGCTCTTTTTTGTCGGTGTGATATTCTTCGCGAGACGGAAAATATATCGATATCAGATATTATAATATCTGATTTATCAATTGGACTAAATTTAGTTTTACTACTATATATAAAAGTATATATTAAATAGTTGCTAATGCCAAAAGCACCAAGCTCCTAGGCAAAGGTTGTGAGGTATTAGCAACAACGGCATAGGAGAAAGTATGACTGTTTTTATAACGCAGGAAGTTCCAGGAAGAGATATTACAAAAGCCTCTGAGTATGGTGATTTGCAAATATTAATTCCAGCTAAGGAACAAGTAGCCTTATCAGCACAACCAACAGTTAGGCGGATAAATAGGTTACTCCGTAAGTTTAACGACAAGGATTACTTGCTACTGTCAGGGGATCCCGTGATTATTGGCATCTCTTGTGCCGTTGCCATGTCTAACAATATAGGCAAGTTAAATATATTAAAGTGGGATAGACAAGATGAAGAGTACTATCCAGTAACAGTTGACATCTATGACAAGGAGGTATAAATGGATTTTGAAGCAACTGCAAATGAGCTTACTAAAGTAAGCGAACAAGGATTGAGTAATGTCAGTTCTTTGTGTAAAAAACAACTAAAACTTGAGGATAGAGTTAAGGAACTCAAGGCTGAACTAAAAGAAACTGAAAGGGTGCTAAGAGAAATATCACAAGACTTGTTACCCTCTGCCATGCAAGAACAAAACTTAAAAACCTTGCAAACAGAAGATGGACATGAGATTACGGTTACTGATTTTGTATCAGCACACATATCAGAGGCTAATCGTAAAGATGCACATGATTGGTTAACTTCTAATGGTTTTGGAAGTTTAATAAAGAATACTGTTACGGCTTCCTTTGGTAGGAACGAAGATAACAAAGCCAAAGATTTATTAGCTGACTTACAAGGTCAGGGCATGGCAGTTACAAATAAAGTTTGGGTGGAGCCACAAACTTTAAAGTCGTTTGTTAAGGAACAAACTGGAAAAGGTGAAAATATACCTCATGACTTGTTTGGTGTATTTTTAGGTTTACAAACTAAAATAAGGAGAAAGTAAATGGCTGAAGTAGTCAAGAAACAAGAAGGAGCACTTGTCAACGCTTCATTTGAAGAAATGTCTGGTCTTGGGTTTGCTGAGACAACAACACAAGATATGTCAATACCTTTTTTAAGAATACTTGGAGCACAAAGCCCACAAGTAGATGAAAACGAAGGTGCATATGTTTCAGGTGCAAGGGCAGGAATGATATATAATACAGTCGCAAACGCAGTATACTCTGGTGCAAGTGATAAAGGTATTACAGTCGTGCCTTGTTATTATAATAGAAGGTTTGTTGAGTGGAAACCAAGAGATCAAGGTGGTGGGTATGTAGGTAGTTACTTGCCTGATGACCCAATAGTGGCAACTGCTACACGCAATGATAATAATGATGAGATGTTGCCAAATGGTAATCTACTAACCAACACGGCTCAACACTTTGTTATGTTGTTAGAGGGTGAGCAATACAGTAGATGTTTAATAACAATGTCTAGCACACAACTAAAAAAGTCAAGAAGGTGGTTATCACAAATGAATGCTATGACGGCTATGGGTAAGAACGGTCCATACACTCTACCAATGATGTCGCAAATGTACAATTTGTCAACTGTGCCTGAGCAAAATGATAAAGGTAAATGGTATGGTTGGGTTATTAACAGAGTAAGACAGTTAGATTTATCAGATGACTTGCACAAAGCTATTTTTGAAAACTGTGTAGCATTTGCAAAATCAGTAGAAGCTGGAGAGGTTGATGTTAAAGAAGTAGTGCCAGACCAAGCACCTACTGACTTACCACCAATTAAAGATGCACCAAAAGCTAAGGTAGAATCTGACGACGATCCTTTCTAAGATTACCTAGTAATTTTGTTGTTTATTATTAGGTAGAAGCCCTAGCACCTCCTTGTTTGCATTTG